TACGGAAGAGTCAAGTATTGCATTAAAGGAAAACATTCGACCTATAGAAAATTTAAATGGTTTGTATTCAATAAACGCTTATAAATATGATAAAATTGATGGTTCTCAAAAAGATGAAATGGGATTTATTGCTGAAGAAGTATACAAACATTTGCCAGAATTAGTACAATTAAAAGATGGCAAACCAGAATCAGTTAAGTATACTAAAATGACAACCTATTTATTGGAAGCAATAAAGGAATTGAAAACAGAGATAAATATGTTAAAAAGGAAAAAGTAAAATGGCAAATTTAACAGCAACAACAATCACTGGAAACCTAGACGTAACAGGTGGAGGTGTAATTTCAGGTGACGGTTCAGGTTTAAGTGGAGTAGATCCATTTGCATCTGGAACAAAAATGGTTTTCTATCAAGCATCCGCTCCCACAGGGTGGACACAAGATACTGCTTCTGCATTAGGTAATGCAGCGATGCGTGTGGTTACAGGAACTGGTGGAGGCACAGGTGGTAGTGATACTTTCCAAACTACTTTTGGTTCTTCAAGAGCAACAGAGTCTAAAAGTTTACCAGTATCGGGTTCATTATCAGGAACTGTTGGCGGAACTACTCTTTCCACTCCTACGATTGCTTCTCACAGCCACGTTATGACAGTTAGAAATCAAGCTAATCCAAATCAAAATGGTAGTATGTCTGGTGTAACAGGTTCGTCTTTTTCAGGATCACGAAATCCTTCAGATAACACTGCAAACGCTGGCGGTGGTGGTTCTCACTCTCACCCATTTAGTGGATCTTTATCATCAGCTTCTACTGCAAGTAGTTCTTTTGCAGTACCAGCTATGGATTTAAAATTTGCAAATGTTATCATCGCCGCTAAAGATTAATGCCAATATTTGACCCCGACGGTAAATGTCCGTTACTACAAAAAAAATGCATCAAGCACCAATGTATTTGGTACAATATGCTTCAAGGAAAGCATCCTCAAACAGGAGCGGATGTTCAAGAGTGGGGATGTTCAATTGCTTGGATTCCATTACTTTTAGTAGAAAATTCACAACAAATTATAGGAACTAAAGCTGCTACAGAGTCTTTTAGAAATGAAATGGTAAAAGGACAAGCGGTTATGAATAGTATTTTAGCTGCAAACCCTAAAACAAGAACAGAAATGAAAACCATTAGTAGTCTTTTTGGTAAAATAGGAGATCATCAAAAAGCACTCAAAAATAAAGACAAAGATTTAGAAGATGAAAGTATTAGACAACTAAGTAATAATAAGATAAAAGTTAAGAAAGGAAAAAAAGATGGCAACAACAGTAAATAACACAACCGTCAATTCAAGAATAACAATCATATTTGATGCTGCGGGATCCTTAAATGGTTACGGTCCTGCATCAGGCACCGGCAATACTGAATCAGATGTTTATTTAGATGATAAAGTTCATTATAATATTCGATCTCACACTGAAATTGATGCTAATGTTCATGCATTACAATGGAACGCTACAACTAATACTGGTGAAATTGAGTATACCAATAATAGCGACAACCTATCAATATCCTCTTTTCCTCAGTGGGCAACAAATGTAGTTATTAGATGTGAAGCACAAGATGCTTGGCAAACAGCCTACGACGGTCATGCTGATGCTAATGCAGATGATGACTCAGCAGCAGTTAACGCCGCAAATACAGCCAGAACAAATTATTTAACTGCACACAGTATTACTTACTAAGTTAGTGCAAGACTATATTCTAGAAATAAAAAAAATTATTCCAGCGGATATTTGTGAAAAAATTATTTGTTATTTTGACGAAGATTATATTGATGCGGGCGTTGGAGATGGCCGTGTTGATAAGGAAATAAGGAACTGCATAACCAAGAGTATTCTTAAAACAAAAACTTTTGGCGAGAGAATAATTTCTAATCATGTTAAAAATATAATACAAGATTGCACAGAAAAATATCAAGACAAATATAATCAATTTCAATTTTCAAAAATTTCTCAATTAGATTTACTGAGATACGATAGTAATAATTATAAAGCAGGTTATACTTCTCACGTTGACTTTGGAGATAATTGTACGGAAAGACACGTTTCTATTTCAATCTGTCTAAATAATAATTTTGATGGTGGAGAATTTGTTTTTGATTTTCCAGAACAACAATACGTTGTTACTCAAAACATAGGTGATGCGGTTGTTTTTCCTTCTAACTTTATGTTTCCTCATCAAGTTAATCAGATCACAAAAGGAACTCGATATGCTCTCATAGGGTGGGTTTTATGAAACCGATATTTATAGAAAATTTTTTACCAACACAATTATTAAATTTTTTAAATACTTATTGCATAATAAAGTATTCAAATCCAAATAACTATAAAATTGATCCTCAAGCAAAAAGTTTAGTTGGTGTTCATGGTTGTCCCGTTATGGAAACTTTAATGGATTTAAGCACTACGGTTATTGAACAAAATTTAGGAAAAAAACTTTGGCCAACTTATTCTTATTTCAGAATATATGACAAAGGATCAGATTTAAAAATACATGTTGATAGAGAATCTTGTGAATACACTGTAGCTCTGTGTTTAGGTTGTGATCCTGTCGATCAACCTTATGAAATATTTATTGGAGAAAAAGATGATTCTTCAGATTACAAATACTTCCAAGGTAATAAACTTGTTAGGTGCAGAATTGATCATAAATTTCCTATGAAACCAAATAACGCTTTAATATTTAAAGGAACTGAAAAATTACATTGGCGGGAGATTTGTACACATGATCATTTCATCACTGTGTTTTTGCATTACGTTGATCAAGAGGGAAAATATAAAGATTTTAAATATGATAAAAGAGAATCTTTAGGCCAATAAAGGAATGTCTTTAAAAATTTCTTTTGAGTCTCTTTATGAAGATCTAGCTTTAAAACCAAAACCTGCTTTACAATTTGTACCTCAAGCTTACAAAAAATTACAAACAAATTTAAATTTTGAAACAGCCACCGTCAAAAAATGTGTTCCTGTTTTAGATGCCTTAACTTGCGGATATATTATACCTTTTTCTTTTGATATAGGCTTTCACTACGATCAAAAAAAAAATATGGCACATTTCAATCTTAATCCAAATCTACCTCATGACATCTTATCTTATTTTAGAGTTGAGGGACATGTTAATGAACAAATAGGCAAAGGTTTTATGCACAGCAGAAGAACAATTGATGCTGTTTTTAAGTTTTCTAATCCTTGGATTATTAAAACTCCTCCAGGATATAGTTGTATTTTTACACAACCTTTTAACAGAAATGCCCCCTTTAAAATTATTGATGGTATTGTTGATACTGATACATATCAATATCCTGTATTTTTTCCTTTTTATTGGACTGCTGATTGGAAAAATGACGATACATTAGAGGCAGGATCTCCAATGGTGTTGATAATACCGTTTAAAAGAGAGTCTTGGAAACATGAAACAAAAAAAATAGATGATCAAACTTATAGAAAGACAAACGTTAATCACTTTAGAAGTTTTTGGAACAATTATCGTAATAAGTTTTGGCAAAAGAAAAGCTTTAAATGAAAAAAGAACTTATTGTAATTGATGCTGGAATAGGCGATGCCTGTACTTTGACGAGCGCTCTTACAAAAATTAGTAATCCTGTTAGTATTTTGACGACTTGGCCCTATATTTTTTACAATAATCCAAAAGTAATTAAAATTTATGACGCTAGATTTTTTGCTCGTATTGGAAATCATAAAGATTTTTTTAAATCTTTTGATACGATTCAAGACATGTACCCTTACGCTGATAAAACATTTCTAACTACAGATCAACACATTATTGATTATTGTCATAGTATTTTTAATTTACCAAACTCAAGCCTTGAAAATGAGTTTTATATAAATGAGCAAGATTATACTGATGTAAATGATTATGTAGATGACAATTTAATTCTTTTTCAATGGTCTAGCAACACTCACGATGAATATAAACAAGTTTATAAAAGTCTGAATAGGAGTGATGCTCAAGAGATAGTCAATTATCTTAACTCTAAAAATTTAAAAGTTCTTGAAGTTAGAGGTTCTTATCAAAAACCCTTACAAAATACAATAACTTCAAATCATTTAAGCTATAAAGAATATTTATTATTAACTCAAAAATGTAGATTTTTTGTGTCTATTGATTCTTGTTTACAACACTTTTCTTGCAATAAATTTAATAAGAAGAAAGGCTTGGTATTGTGGGGAACAACTAATTATAAAAAATATGGATATGAACATAATATTAATTTACAATCTGAACTACCAAATTCGATGTTTTTTGAAGGAGAAAGTCTATTCAGTAATATAGATAAATTAATAAATGAGTGATTTTAAAGTAGAAAAAACTAATTGGTTTCCAACAGAAGTGTATAGCACAAAAATAGATGATAATATTTGTGATAATATTTTAAAAAACATAGAACATGATAAAAATCAATGGGAAAAAGGATTGAGATATGTCGATGCAAAAACAACTGGTTGGAATGGTCTTAAAAAATATAAAATTATTAGAGATTTATCTGACTTTATATGTAAAAACGTTTTACCAGGAATAGGTAAAACAAAACAATGGAAGTACAATAATTGGCACACTCATGAAGCTTGGATCAATTTTTATGAAAAGAATGACAAAGCTCACTTGCATTACCATGCAATAGCAGATTATTCTGCGGTATTGATAGTTAAGCCCGGTAAGGGTAATTTAGTATTTGCAAAAACAGAAGATGTTCAAGGATTAAGTAAAAACTTTGAACAACAAATAAATCAAAAAATTAATGAAGAAAAAGGAACTTTGATATTATTTCCATCATGGCTTTATCATGCCGTAGAGGATTGTGAAATAGATAGAGTCACAGTTGCCTTTAACTTTACAAATGAAGAAAATATAAATGCAGTACAGGAGAACAAATGATTAAACCAGAAGAACTGAAAGACAATAATTTTAAAATATTTTTAGGAATGCCTATGTATGGCGGGATGCTCACTGAGAATACAATGCATGGTTTATTGCAGCTACAGCAATGGTCAATGGCTAAAGGTGTAGGAATGAGAGTTCAAACTATGGGTAATGAAAGTTTAATTACTAGAGCAAGAAATACGATTGTATCGATGATGATGGATCAAACTGACTACATTGCAACTCATTTATTATTTATTGATGCTGATATTGGGTTTACTGCACAAAATATTGAAAGACTTTTATGTGCAGATAAAGATGTAGCTTGTGGTATTTATCCTCGCAAACATGTGCACTTTGAAAAAGTAAAAGAAGCTTTAAAAGAAAATCCAAATATAAGTGAAGAAGAATTAGAGATGAAGTCATTAGGATATAATTTAAATTTTGATGATCCAATGAATGTCAAAATAGAGAATGGTTTTTGTAAGGTATCTGAAGCTGCAACAGGTATGATGTTAGTTAAAAGAGAAGTGTTTCGTACTATGATGAAAAAATTCCCAGAACGTAAATACGATTCTGATCAAATTATTAATGGTAAATACTTTAAATCAGATAATTGTTATGATTTATTTGCTGTCGGTCCCTATAATACAGGTAAAAAAGAAATTCGATATCTATCAGAGGATTATTACTTCTCAAGGCTGTGGCAAGAATGTGGAGGGGAAATATGGGCAGATGTTTCTATGCCTCTAACTCACTTTGGAAATAGAGCTTTTAAAGGCCATGTTGGCTCTTTATTTGCTAAAAAAACATAGTATAGTGGCTGAATGCCATTAGTTAATTTTAGACCAGCACCAGGCATCAATAAAGAAGTAACCGACTACACAGGCAAAGGCAAGTGGACAGACGGTGATAATGTACGCTTTTTTCAAGGATTGCCACAAAAGATCAAAGGATGGGAGAAATTTATCTCTACCACTTTGGTGGGTGTTGCACGTGATCAACACGCTTGGGTAGCTTTAGATGGCACACGATACGATGCTATCGGTACTGATAGAAAGCTTTATGTCATTGAAGAGGGTTTAGCCTACGATATTACTCCTTTGAATCAAACCAATACAGGTGCAACATCTGTTTTTACAACAACTAATGGTTCTTCAAATGTCACTGTTTCTATATCAGGTCATAACGCAGCGACAGGTGCTTTTGTTACTTTTGATAATGTCACCTTATCTAATTCATCTACAAGTTATACTGCTGCTACTTTTGAAGATAAAGAGTTTGAGATTTTAGGTATTGCTAATGCAAATGCCTTTTACATTGATGCAGGATCTAATGAAGCTAATGCAGGGATCACGGCCCAAGGAACAACAGATGCAGCTTTTCAAATTAATCCAGGTCCAGAGTTTTCAGTTCCCGCTTATGGTTGGGGCACAGATAATTGGAGTGCGGGAGCATGGGGTGAACCATCAACTGTATCTAATGTAACTCTTGAAGCAAGACAGTGGTCATTGGATAACTTTGGTGAAAACTTAATTGCAACAGTTTTAAATGGTGGAACATATCAATGGGATACTTCAACAGGAGTATCGACAAGAGCAAGTGCAGTTGCTAATGCACCTACTGCTTCTAGATTAAGTTTAGTTTCTACACCTGATCGACACTTAGTAATCATGGGAACTGAAAATACAATTGGTACAGATAGTTCTCAAGATGATTTACTTATTCGATTCTCTGATCAAGAAAATATTACTACATATCAACCAACAGCAGAGAATACTGCTGGTTCACTGCGCATTGCCGACGGATCAAAAATAGTAGCTGCTGAAAGATCAAGAGGTCAAATACTTATTTGGACAGATACATCACTACACTCCATGCAGTTTATTGGTCCACCTTTTACTTTTGGTCTTCGTCAATTAGGTCAAAACTGTGGAATTATAGGTAGTCACGCTGGTATTGATTTAAATGGTGTCAGCTATTGGATGTCACAAGATTCTTTTTATCTTTTTGATGGTACAGTGAAAAAACTACCATGCACCGTAGAACAATTTGTATTTGATAATATTAATCAAACCGCAGCAGAGAATGCTTTTGCAGGGCACAATGGTGAGTTCAATGAAATACTTTGGTTTTATCCAAGAACAGGCTCTGATCAAATCAATGCTATTGTAGCTTACAATTATTTGGAGCAAACTTGGTGGATTGGAACTTTAGACAGAACAACTTGGATTGACAGAGAAGTTTATGATAATCCGATTGGAACAGAATATGACGCAACTGCAACTGCTAATAATGAAACTATTGTTGGTTTGACTAATGGAGCGTCAACAGTCTATCTTCACGAAACAGGAAATAATGCAGATGGGCAAGCAATGACTGCTTATGTTAAATCTGGATCTGTTGAGATAGCAGACGGAAATGATATCATGATGGTGCAAAAACTAATACCTGACGTTCAAAATCAATCAGGTGTTTTAAATATGGATTTAGAATTTAAGTATTATCCAAATACCAGCCAGAGCACTATTAAAACTACAACATTCACTGATACAACCGACTTTGTTAGTTTACGTGGAAGAGGTAGAGAGTTCACTGTCAATGTTGTTTCAAATACAACAGGCACAGCATGGAGATTAGGAACACAACGTTTTGACATTCAACCTGATGGTCGAAGATAATTGAATTATTTTTTTAAAACAAAAATTGATAATCACAATCAAATTAAACAAGAATTATTATCTAAAATAAATCTAATTCCTAATAATCCGTTTATTAATGATTTTCAAAATATTCTACATACTGATTATAATTTACCTAAAGAAATGCATCGGGAATATTCGTATTTATTTTTTGATATAGTAAGACCTCACTTAGAGAAAATTACCAAGTCATTAAATTGTTTAAAATATGAAATAACAGGGTTTTGGTTTCAACAATATATTAACTCTGGTTTTCATAACTGGCACACTCATGGTCATTGTCATTTTTCAAATGTTTATTTTTTAGAGTGTCCAAAAGGTTGTGAAACTGAATTTAAAGATGTAAAAGAAGATTTTGAAGAGGGTGATATTATTAGTTTCCCTGCTTTTATACCTCATCGCTCACCAGAAATAAAGAGAGCTGAGGATAGAAAAACTATTATTTCATTTAACACAAACTTCTATATATTCAATTAATGGCCAAATTAACACTACAACGATTTCCCGATCCTAGACCTGAGTATGATCCTCAACAAGCTTCTGAGTTGATAAGACAATTGGAAGAAATGATACAACAGTTGAATACTCAGTACACACAAGATACATTAGAAGAGTCCACACGAAGAGCTATCTTTTTTGCTACAGGAGGAGATAATTAATGTCAGATCGATTTAGAACCTTTGCTTTAGCGCCTGCGAATACAGGAGCTAATACTTTATTCACTGTACCTGTGGCTAATGTAGCTGCAACACCACCTACTCCTGTGACCACATTTATGGTCAAAACCAT